TAGTTGCTCCTACAAGGAGAAGTTGAAGAGAGCCGTGGGACCCGGTTTATACCACCTCGAAACCCCCTATAACGATTGCGTCGAATGCTTTCAAGATGTCCCTAATGACCCCGCTCTAAGATACCAAAACTACGGACAAAATACGTGTAGTATGAAGAAGGCTGTGGATGATTCAAGCGAGTTGCTCGGATTAAATTACAAGAACACCAAGTGTAATGCCGACGAATACTTACCCGGACGTTATGAGCCGACAGGGTGCAACATCAAGGGAGCGAACAAACCCCGCTCGTGTATCGTACCCCGTGAAGATACTCGTCTTTCGAACCCGCCTTGCACGTTAAAGGAGACTGGTATCAATCGCTGGGAATGGCTTTGCTTTGACCCACAAGAACGGGCGATTGAAGCGTTCGACCGTGTGCCTGTGAATTACAGGATGGTTGCGAAGGATAACCACGTACCGTGTATCGAGCAACCCGAAGACCAATCGGCGTTTTTCCCGACGTCGAATAGTTCCGCCGACCCGAAGTCGAACTTGGACGAATGGCGAAACAAATCCAAGGATAATCTGGCATATTCGCCAGGATACCCTTACGGCTCGATGTATCCGAGTGTAAAATGTAAGAATTAAATGATTCATACATAATATATTAACTATTTTTTTTCCTTCATTCATTAGAGGTATTAGAGGTTAATAATGGAATTATATTCTAATGATAATGACATTCCGTCGATGAATAATATATATAGTTCGACGTATTGGGAGAAAGTGAAGGCGGACGAGCAGAAGCGTAGCGACAAACTCTATGAAAAAGCGAAATCCCCGTATGAGACAGGGATTGTTGCGAAACCCTCGTATTCGGATATGTTCGCAAGAATCGATATGGACGGTGGTGGTAGCGACTTCGTATCTTCTTTGTCGGGCGAAACAATTAACAGGGGCGATTTCTCGCATAACAATATGACCCCTTTCTTACGAAAGAACGTTACGCAAAATACGAGCGTAGAGAATATGTCCTCGGTATTCGATACGAAGACTGGAAACAACCAGTTTTGGCAAAATAAAAAGGAAGTCCCGTGTCTATTCAAGCCCGAAATGAACTCTGGTGGAAACATTTGCGGTATGAAAAACAACGACGACTTCTTAAAGTCCCGTATCAATAACTCGTCCCGTGTAAATAACTTCTTCCCCATCGAAAAAATAAGAGTCGGACCCGGAATCAACAAGGGATACGATGCCGCACCCACGGGCGGATTCCATCAAATGGATACGGCGGATTACGCAAAACCTCGCACATTGGATGATTTGCGTAGCAAAATCAATCAAAAAGAAACCTATTTTGAAATACCGATACAAGCACCGCCAAAAGGAACAGAGCAACGTAGCGTAATCACCCCATTCGCCAAGAACCGACCTGACACAAACTACGAAGTGTCGCCCGATATGTGGCTTAAAACTACGGGGGCTTACACGAAAGAAGCGGAGCGACCTTCGCAAAACGTGAGACCGACCGCACGTCCCGAGTTTCACGTCGAATACAAGGGAGTCGCAAACTACGGAGAAAACTCACCGGGGCAAGGCGTCGAGAACGATTACGGGAAAAACGCCATAATGCTCTATGACAACGAGCGAACCACCACAGGCACACGAACCGTCGTATCGAACGTATCGTCCCTTGTGAAAGCCATTGTCGCCCCCATAATGGACGCCCTCAAATACTCAATGAAAGAATATACAGTTGAAGCGGAACGGGCAGTCGGTAATCCGAGCATCCAGATACCGAGCAAGGCGACTACCTATGACCCTGACAATCATATTATGAAAACCACGGTGAAGGAGACGACCATCCACGATAGCGAAGCAACCAATCTTACGGGCAACAAGGAGACCTATTCGGCTCTAAACGATACCGCAAAGACCACCGTGAAAGAGACGACGATACACGACAGTGAAGCGACCAATCTTACGGGCAACAAAGAGACCTATTCGGCGTTGAACGATAACGCAAAAACCACCGTGAAAGAGACGACCATCCACGATAGCGAAGCACTCAATCTTTCGGGGAACAAGGAGACCTATTCGGCGTTGAATGATACCGCAAAGACGACCGTGAAAGAGACGATGATACACGATACGAATGTTGCGAATATCAAGGGTGAGAAGGGCGTCGGCTACATTCTCTTTGACGAAAATGACGCCAAGAAGACGCTACGGCAAACGTTGCCAAAGATAGACGCCGTTCGCAATATTGGCGGGACGACCTACAAAGTTTCCTTATATAACCCTGACTTAATCGCAAAGACCACGATGAAAGAGACGATGATTAAGGGGAAGTCCGAATATGGATTCTTAGGCGGTATCTTGGAGGGATTAATGGGCGGTTATATGAGTGCGAATGTGGAACTCAAAAATACCCACAAGCAGTTTTTGTCGGATACCAACGAGTATGGGATAGCGAGTGGAGGGGCGGGAGCGGATTTCAGGCAAATGGATAGGACTGCTGACGAAAACGCAGAGATTGACGGGACACGCGAGGGCATTATGATGAGTGCGGGATATACACCGAACCCAGGGAATATCAATATTAACAACGACCCCTCGGAGATTGAAATGAGTACCAAGAAGCCCTTTGAGAATAGCATTGCTGCTCGTGATACAGGGAATATCGGGATGATTTACCAACCGTCGCCTGTGTTCGACAATTGTAGCATTACGAAGATGCCTGATAAATCGAATGCGTTCTCCAACCGATTAGACAGCGACCTATTAGAACCGATGAATACCAACGAATACGCCATCCGTATCAACCCCATCCGCAAAGGATGTAAAGTTTAAAAACTGATATCTGTATCTGTAATAAATAATAAATATAATATTGAAATATTGAAATACATTATATTCGAATGATGACCGCAAATGTATCACCGCTTAGATACCCTGGGGGAAAAACGAGGGCGTGTAAAATAATTGAAAAGGTAATCATAGAGCATCTTGATATAACCTCGTTTGACACAATTATTTCTCCTTTCTTCGGTGGCGGTTCATTTGAGTTTTACATGCAAAACAAGTATGGCGTAATGCTAATCGTAAATGACAAACATACGCCATTATATAATTTTTGGAAACAGGTTAAAATAGACAAGGGGCTACTATGTGAAGGATTACGAGCGATAGACACCGTTTCGGTATCGAAAGAACAGTTCGTCGGCTATCGAAAAACGATAATGGATTTGGACGCCGATACATTACAACAGGCGATACAATACTTTGTAATCAATCGATGTTCGTTTAGCGGTTCTACATTGTCAGGGGGATTTTCAGAAGAAGCAAGTCGTAAGAGATTTACACCATCGTCTATCCAGAAAATAGAGGCACTTGATTTCACAAATATCGAAATATATAACGAGGACTTTTATGATTTTCTTACGCATCCGCATCCGCACGTCGCTACCGCAGCTACCGCATTGCTATTCTTAGACCCGCCTTACTATTTAGAACGTAAATCCAAGTTATATGGGAACAATGGTGATTTACACGAAGGGTTCGACCATCTACGATTGTTTAATTTTCTAAAAGACGAAAAAAGAAACTGGGTGCTAACCTATAATAATTGTGCGTTTATTAGAGACCTCTATAAGGATTTTACGATTATCGACGTGAATTGGAAATACGGTATGAATACTTCAAAGCAGTCCTCAGAGATTATCATCATAAACCATATAAGGATAACGTCTATTATATAAGTTGTAGCGGGTGTCGGGAATAAACTCGACGACCTTGCTACCTACTACAATTTGTTCGCGTGGCCTAATCGGTTAGGGCGTCGCTCTTATGAAGCGAAGATTCTGGGTTCAAGTCCCAGCGTGAACAGTTGTTGTTTCTTTTTACTATATAAATATATGAGTCTTTAATATTGACAAGTATATTTATGAATAAAATAGCATTTCTCTTTTTGATATACGATATGATTAATCACGAGAACATTTGGCATAGATATTTTCGGGACTTTCGGGGCATCCGTAAGAGCCAGTATAACATTTATATTCATTATAAAACTGACGTTCGCTTAGAGTTTTTCGATGAATACAAGATAGATAAAAGGAAAATAATAGATACGAAATATGCTGACATTTCGATTGTGAAGGCACAAAATATCCTTATTAAAGAAGCCTTGAAGGATGCGAAGAATACGCATTTTATATTCTTGTCGGGTTCGTGCATCCCATTAAAATCATTTGATTATCTCTATCATTACCTCGAACCGAAGTATTCCTATTTTCACGTCGCAGACCCTGACGATTGCTTTCCAGATTGCGAAGTCGCCTTACAATATATCCCGAAACGGCATATCCATAAAGCGTCTCAATGGTGCATTTTGAATCGAAAGCACGGCGAGTTATTGGCCGACGTTGCTGACGCATCAGCATCATCAAACACATATTTACGATGGTTCGAGGATACGTATGCACCTGATGAATTATGTTATATCTCTTATATTTCTTATATTTATAATGATACATTGGATGACGAAATTATAGCGACATCCTATGATTCCCCGCCAGAAGTTGCGACGACATTTGCGAACTGGGAGGATATGAATTATACTTTCGTATCGGAAAGAGAATTGAAAAATTATAAAAGTATTAGTGAAGAGGAGTTGGAACATTTATTGCGAAGCAAAAGCCTATTCGGTAGGAAGTTTAAACCGTCGTGCTATCCTTCACTAAACAAGAGATTCTATTATGATACGATTAGTAGTGGATAGATAAGGATAAGAGATTAGATATATTTATTTCTTTTTAGTTGCTTTACGTGCTACCGTAGGTGGCTTCGTAGGGGCTTTAAGTGCTACCTTAGGTTGCTTAGTTTCCTTAGGTTGCTTAGGTTGCTTCGTCGGCTTCGTCGGTTGCTTAGGCGTCTTCGTAGGTTGCTTAGGCGTCTTCTTAGGGGCTTTACGTCCGCCTTGTGATTTAATAAGTATTTTACCACTATCTATAATAATTTTTTTAATAATACTATTGTAATGTTCTGTAAGTTTATGTTCTGATGAAGGGTTATTCAATACATATTTGTCAAGAGTTATGATAGGTTTATTTTTATTTAACCATTCTATAACATTACTTATATCATTCTTGAAATATAATATAATACATAATCGTTTGACGATGTTATCATAAGGGTTTTCAACATCATTATATAATAACCATATTAACCACTTTTCTAACTCATTACCCTTGTTTAACCATAAACTATTAAAATACGTAATCCCTCTTCTTTCTTCATTAACTCTATTCAACTGTTTCACTGATTCAGCAGACAATCTTGATTTTTTATTGCCAATATTTGCCAAAAATAACTCATTTAGATACTCAACCCATTTATAATACCTGAAATCAATATCATCCAGTATATAGTTTTTTTTTATCCAGTGTAAAATAACACTCATTTTATCTTGTTTATCTGATTTATTCAGAGTTTCTACAAAAGAATCGAACTCGCCTTCTTTTACATTATCAGTAAATACATTACCATTAAATGTTATACGTGTTAATTTTTCTAACTTTACTATGCTACGAAATAAATCATTAAATGTTATACCACCTGTAAAATTACTAACATCTATTTCAAACTTACTAAACTCTAATTCTTCAAGATTATTCATTTTTCCTATCATACTCAATAAATGAAAAATATAATCATCAGTAATAGGTTTAGGTGATTCATAGTCAGACCTTAATATTAACCTTTTTATACCTTGTATAGTAGAGAGTTTGCGTGGTTCTGATTCTAATTCTAATAATACAGGTATTAAATAAGGGACATCTATTTCAATCGTCTCTATGTTCTTCGATTGTTGTAAAGTTAATGTCAATAATTCTATAATTTTATTATATATGGGTGTTTTTGGTAAATCTTTTCCATATAACTTAATCTCAGTTATACCAGATAAATCGAAGGGTCTATTTAAATATTTTTTTAGTGTAATATGATTAAGAGTTTTAGGCGAACTATCCAATAGTTGTAAGAGATTACGCATCCCTTCTGTTTGTTGGTCTCTTATATCTTGCAAGGGAGAACGCTTAGATGTTCGATTTCGTGAGGTAGAATGAGGCAATTCTAAGTCAAATGGAGAATATATTTTATTGTCGTCAAATAAAATCTCTTTTGATGTTCTTGAACGGCGAGATATATTCTTTAATACGTCTGATTCTGGTTTAATAACAGGGATGGGTGCAACCTTTCTTGGACGAACAATTTTTCCCAACCTTTGAAAGAAAGTGTCTCCTGTCGTTTGCGTAGCAACCCTTCTTGAAGACCTTTGTTGTTCTTTTTTTGCCACAGGAAGCATTCCATTGTCATTCGCAACTGGTCTGCTTCTCCCAAATAGCCTCATTATTCTATCTATTTCTCTATATATTCAAAATATATTATAAAATATTCTTATAATAGAAAGTATGAGTTTAAACTTACCTGCGAAAACCCCTCGTGTATATAAACCCCGAACAGACTTGAAAAGTATTTCGAATGAAAGCAAGTTAAAACGCTTTATGACAAAAAATATTACGCTCACAATCAAAGATTTAGATTTGGATTTCGACATTACGGTTGTTCCAATGCGAACCCACGTATATCAAGGGGTTACGCATAAGTTCGACTATACAAAGCCGAAAGAACAATATGTAAAGGACTTTTACAAAAATTATTATGACCCCAGAAATCACAAAGCATATTTTGTGAGTTCCAATAAATACGCTTCCTTATATGGTATTGACATAGACACTTCCAATATAATATATACGACAATTCCTGAAAATAATGATAGCAACGCTGCGTCGAGGAATTATAAATATGTGTATCCGCTCTATTATATCCCAGGAACACGAGGGACAAATATTAAATATAAATTAAAGAAGAGTCTTTATCTATTAAATATAGGCGACCCGAAAACGATTCGATTGCTATGGAATATTATAGAAGGTTTAGAATATACTGAGGCTGACGAGGCGGACGGGTTTGATAGAGCATCCTTGAAGGATTTGCTGGTTATAACGTGTGCCGTAGCAGAATCAGAATCGCCTATACGAACAACACTTCCTGACGGAAAAATAAAGAAGACGTGGGGCGAGAGAAAGATAATGCCTACGAAATGCGAGAGGTTTTCGAAAGACACCACAGATAAAAAACTAATCGTATTTTTTCAAACTAAGGTAGCCCCTTTCTTGAAAAAACAGAAAATCCATATTGACGGTTGGATATATAATGAGGTTGAAGGAAATACTTTCCACGACGAAATAATGTTATTATCCAATAAATATCTGGATTTTCATAGCACCCGTGAGATGAAACCGACTACCTATAATGATATCCCGACACTTGCCGAGATTAACGCACGTGCCACAAAGGATAGAAAGAAAGGCATCGTATATATCCCGACAATCGACGAATACAAGGTTCTTATGGCGGACAGAAGAAAGGAAAATAATACGGTATTGAAAAAGAATACGGTACTAACGAACTTAACCACAATACAGCCCTATAAGCCGTAAGCCGTAGATATTATATTTAATATATTTATATATTCGTAATATATGAACGCTTCGCAAGAATATAACTCCTTATATATACAGCATACGCCTACGAACACGGACACTTTTTCAAGGGAACACATTGAACTCCTACAAAGCATAAAGGACAAAGCATTTATTACCTCTATCCTTTGCTCTAAAAGCAGTGCCTTCTTTTCGTGGATAAGGACATTGATAAATATACCGTTGATATTGTCGTCAGGGGCGATGACAATCCTAAACTCGATGAATGACATAAACACAATCGAAATCAAGTATGCCAACATCATTCTCAATAGTTGTACGGTAACCATATTGAGTTTGATAGGCAATTTCAAACTTGCCGAGCGGGAACTGTCATTCCGTCAGGCTCAAATAAAGATGGATAAATTATATCATCAGATAGAAGATAAATTACTGATAGACCCGTCGAATTGTAGCATTGGAGATGTGCGGGATATAATAAAAGAATACGTTATCATCTACGAACATTTAGACTACCCGATTCCCGAGTTTATTCGAAAGAACAGTAAAATCAGCACTAAGACTCCCCCCTTAGTAAATAATAATATGAATGCGATGTATGGCTATCCGACGACTACGACGTGTCCGCCTATGATTACTATGTATCCGATTACGAGATACGAGGATACGAATAACGCAAGGCATTATGGGATGAGTGTATAAAATATATAACTGTTAAATTATTAAAGTAAATAAGTAAATAAGTAAATAAGTAAATAATGAATAACTGCTATCAAGATTGGGAACCCGTTGTTATACATAGTAATATATTAATATTTATTGATAAAAATAAAGAAACGAGTATCGATTACTATCGATTACTATCGATTACTATCGATTACTCGGAATCTACGGAGCATTCCGAAGATGACACAGATGATGTGTCTGAAACTGCGTCGCTGCCGTTGCTTCCACCTCCATCGCTATTATAAGGTTCGAATCCCATCTTCATAGGGTCTGTGGTATTCCTTAGAACACTTGGATTCACATTTATTTTTTTGATTTCATTTGAGGTATTGTCATTCTCGATTATTCCAAGCGACGAAAATATATCGATGTCATCGTTGAATGCCATATACATCACAAAGAATACTGCTGACGCAATCAATATGTATGCCATCATATTATTCACTGTGAATAAATCTTTGCTAACATCATAAGGGTCTGTGTGGTTATCTCTATTTACACTGTCGATATATTGATAAGCCCCTAAAACAATCGCCGATATAACTATTGATAATAATATTATATACATATCTATATATATTTTCCTATTATTCTTATATTCATTAGAACGCACCGAAACTAAAAACTATACTTGTCGTCACGGGCTACTACCTTTTGTTTTATACAACGCCCCGTCTTTGGGTTTAATACTTTGCCGTCTTCGCATTTCTTAGGGGACTTCTTCGCTACCGCTTTCGCCGCTTTCGCCGCTTTCGTGGCTTTCGCCGCTTTCGTTGCTTTCGCTACCTTTATCGCAACATTTGTCCCTTCGGCAACTTCGTCAGCGTCAGTGTTAGCATCTTTCGCCTTCGCAGCTTTCTTAGCCCTCGTTTTCTTCGCTACGTCTACGGCTACGTCTTCGGTATCCGCATCAGCATCATGTTTCTTGGCAGTTTTGCGGGTAGGCGATGGCTTCTTGATAAAACAAGCCTTTATAAAATCAAGAACATCCTTAGGGGTATCTTTGTCCTTCACTGCGTTCTTTTGCTCCTTCTTCATATTCGAAATGTCTTTCTTCAATACTTTCTGCTCGTCCTTATTTAATTTAACCTCCTTGTTATTCAAGCGTTCCTCGAACTCCTGTATTTTTAAAGCAATGTCATTGATGCCATCGCTGGAAACCCGCTTCTTTTCAATGTCAAGCAACACATCACGTATCACAGGATATGCGAACTGGCTACGGTCATTCGCCCTATCGATATAACTTACTAAACCCGTGATACGATTCATAAACTCTTGTGAACCTGCCTCCGTGAATAGCCCATTCTCATTACAGAACATCGTCTTAAATCGATCGAACTCTTCGGGAAATCGCTCATAATTCTCTAATAATAAGTTTAGTATTTTTACGCAACTCATGTGGTCGTCTGTAATCGGTGTAGCGGTCATAAGAAGTAGTTTGAGCGAATCGTTACCCGACACCTTGTAAGAGTTTTGAACCATCGTTTGAAGAACCTCGGGGTTCGGCTTCTCTAACGCCGAAAGCGACGAACTATATATTTTATGGATTTCGTCTATGATAATAAGCGTCTTACGAAACGGGTCTTCCTTACCATTCAATTCCACCATCTCCTTGTAAAACTTATTTTTGCCCTTAATCAGATTCGTAAATTGCTTATAGGATATCGGTTGTAACCAGTTCTTTCCTAAAAACTCCATACGTTTCGCTTTGGTCGTCGGTAATATTTCGCCATTCGCAAGACGCTCTTGTATGATTACATTACAAACGCTATCAAACATATTCTTCCAAATGTCCTCTTTCAGTGTATGTCTCGTCACCCATAATATCTTATATCCCTCACGGTCAAAGGTATTCGTGGCGGTCGCAATTGCCGTGCATGTTTTCCCTGAGCCGACGCTATGGAATAAAAGCATCCCTTTGTAGGGCGATTGCGGGGTCAAAAACTTTTGAACGAAGTTTTGCGTATGCGAGAAAGAGACGATGTTATACGGCTTTGCGGCATTCGCTACCTTCGCTGCGACTTCGGTATCGGCATCATCCGCTTCGAGGGCAGGTGCGGGGGCGGCTACGCATTTATTTACGATATCGACGTGTTCCCATTTATACGGAGCGTAATGCTTCTCGATATATTTGTATAGTTCAAAGTTCGTCATCTTGGTTTTCGGAGGCACTGGCTCGAACCTTGGTTTCTTGATTATCAACGTGCTTTTATACTCGTATATGAATTTCAGGGCATCCGCAAAGTTCTTGTCCGTAATCGCATTCACCTTCTTATAGTAGTTGAGGTTTTCGATAATCTTATCTCCATATAATTTTAAAAAGTTTATAGGATTCATCCACAGTTTATTAATCGCATCGCAGAAGTTCTGATTCTTATCGATGATATTACACAACTGGGGCTTCGGAAACCGCTCATTCAAGTATTTTAATAAATCGCCGTCCTTTATATAGTTGCCGACTTTGTTATTTGCGTCGCCACGGTATAGTTTCTTCGTCGCCTTTTTCAAGCGAACATCGTCACGGTCGCCAATCTTATCAATCGTGAAAACGGCTGCTATAATCAGCAGAGCGTTCGCCGAAGGGAACTCTTCGAGTGGTCCTTTGCACTTCTTTCTACAATCGATACTCTTATCATTCGTATATATCTTTCCACGTATATTATTGACGATTTCTATCAAGTCCTTGCGTTTCGGCTTGTCGGCGATTTTGATGTTATTTTTCGCCATTATATAATCATAAAAGCGATTGTTCTTCTCGCTTAGCAAATGTAGATTCTCGGTAAGCGGGGTATCCACTGCTGACGCAATCATAATCGCCTCTATATCCGCAATGAAATTGAACGCACTGATGTTTTTATTGCTATGCTTAATATATAGGTCATGCACGGTATTATCGTTATCATATTTAATATTGTAGCGATATATATTCAAAGCCCACCCTACGTTCGGGATGAACGGTAATCCCGATTGTCCGCAATATCGAGTTCCACGCCCGATGACTTGGGTATATTCTGCCTTCGTCTCTAACGGCTCTAAGATGTGCATGTATTTAACGTCGAATACGTCAAGCCCTTCCTTATATCCCGAATCTAAGATGATGATACGCATATTTTCGCCATTTATATTTGCGGGACGCTCGTTCATAAGGGTCATCATCTTCTTCTTTAAGCCGACGGTCAGCGGTTTCTGATATACAGTGGAGGTCGTCAGAAGCCCGAATGTCTTGTTTTTATCTTTAATTTCGGGTTGTATGGCGAACTTGTTGGAATACACGAGACTGAAATTATTTGCGATTAACGACGAGGCAACCATCTTTGCACCATAGACACCTGAAATATCACTATATATGATGTGCTTGTAGTATTTATTATCGTTCGCCATATCCTTTGCGTCGAGTTCGTTGATACGTTGTATCATATTGTATATTTTCGGGGATAGGTCAGGGAGGTCTTTTAATACGACGTCTTTCTTGAACTTTGCGGAGTCGAACTTATGCTCGGGCTTGACATTCGCCCAAGTTCCTGTATTGCGAATACACAGGGCTTCATTGGCTTTTTTATTCATTTAAATAAATTATATTCTATATAACACTGATATAAAAATAATAGATATGTTCTATTATCAGCCATATATGCTAAAAATTGACATTCGAGATTGAAATAGTTAGCAAGGACAAACCCAAAGCGAACCCAAAGCGAACCCAAAGCGAACACAAAGCGAACCCAAAGCGAACCCAAAGCGAACCCAAAGCGAACCCAAAGCGAACCCAAAGCGAACCCAAAGCGAACCCAAAGCGAACCCAAAGCGAACACAAAGCGAACACAAAGCGAAATGACTAATTCTGTCGCCCTAAACATCAACGTCCATAACTTTCTCCACTGGACTTCCATTGCGAACCGCATTGACAACCCTCATCTCAGCCGTTCTCAGTGTATGAAAAATGCGATGAAAGAACTCGTGAGTGAGAAGATGCTACGCAGTTTTATTCGGACGAAATACTCTGAAATCAAAAAACAACATCCCGAATACACCAGAGCCGAATGTATCAAGGCAGCGATGAACGAATGGAGAGAGGCGAAGTAAGCGAAGTAAGCGACAATACTAACCTGTAATTATATATTTTTATATTTTAGCATATAAAGCATATATACATAACTCATCCATATATTATAATATTTATTATGATTATTAATGTAGAGGAAATTCAAAATGTTTTGTCGGCAAAAAAAATACGTATTAATGGATGTTTCCACGTTGGCTCTCACGATTGCGAAGAATTGACAATCTATAATGATAAGTTTGGAATTAAACCCGAAGATATTGTATGGGTTGATGCTCTCGCATTCAAAGTGAATGAATCGACCGCGCGAGGGATACCGAACGTCTATCACGCACTTATCACAGACAAGGACGACGAGGACATTCTATTTAATGTAGCGAATAACATACAGTCTTCGAGTATTTTAGAGTTTGGAACGCATTCGACAGAACACCCAAGCGTTGTATTTATAGATAAAATACATCAAAAAAGTATTACGATTGATACGTTCTTTAAACGAAACAATCTGGATGCGTCGAAATATGATTTATGGAACTTTGATATTCAAGGAGCGGAACTATTGGCATTAAAAGGGGCGACTGAATCGATAAAGTATGCGAAGGCATTGTATTTAGAAGTGAATTCAAAAGAATTATATAAAAATTGTGCTTTAATTCAGGATATCGACGAATACTTGGCACAATTTAATTTCAAGAGGGTTCTGACAAATATCACGATACACAAATGGGGAGATGCCTTGTATATCTTGGATGTGTGATATATTCATTCTTTAACGAGTTAACGAGTTAATACTCTATTTTATTCACGAGTGCTGTGTAGTTTGCCAATACGTTAGCAAACGTCGTATCATCAATACCAAATCTATCATAATAATTTGTGTTGAACTCTGCTATGCTCACCGCATCTGCAACCCTCTTTTTTCTCAACTTATCAAGGTTAAAATGGCGATAACTATTGCCCTTCTTAGCAACCATAGTTTTGTCGTCGTTTTCTACAATAAATATCGTATCAATAATATGATAGTATTTCTGATGGTCGTCGTTCTTGTAATATTCGGGGTCAGTATATTTAGGGTCAATGTTTGGTTTCCCAATTGCCATAAGCGATAACTCGTAATACTTTTTTAAATATTTATTTTTCATAAGTTCGTCAAAAGGCATTAGGATATCCATCATCCTATCTTCGCTTGTGAGTGAGTCATTATCGGTAATTTCAATCTCAATATATACCTTTTTGCCTAACTTGACAAATATAATCTCATTTACATATGTCTTGCTAACATAACTAAATATAGACATTTCGACGCTTGGGACGCTTGGTTTCTTAGGCGATGTCTTGATAACATCTTTAACAGTCTTTGTGGCAATCCCTGCTTTTGCGGCGTTCTTTGACAAGATACACCTTCCAGTAGCAGGGTTTAGCACTTTACCATCCGGACATTGCTTCGGCTTCTTGATAACATCTTTAACATCTTTAACAGTCTTTGTGGCAATCCCTGCTTTTGCGGCGTTCTTTATCAAGATACACCTTCCAGTAGCAGGGTTTAGCACTTTACCATCAGGGCATTTCTTAGGCTTCTTAGACGCCTTTTTAGGCGACGAATGATAAGATTTCGTTTTCGCAATACCACGCACTACATTATCATAATCGTCGTCTTTATCGATTGAAGTCTCTATCGTAGGGTCTTTACGGACATAAACTAATACACGCTTTCCTTTGCTAAAATTAAAACATAAATCAACCTTCTTTGCTTCTTTTTTTGTTTTCAATATGTCTGGGATACATTTCGTGGGGTTTAAACAAAAATCACCGTGTTTTTTAATATTCCAATCATAAGGCATCAGTTCGCAAGGTATATTACGAGTTATCGCTTTATTCGCCATAATCGGATCCATACTCGTCCTCGTCCATCCGTTATAGATATATTTCTTTTTTTTACAACTTATCCCAGCGATTGCATGTCCTATCTTCTTTTTATTCCAGTTTGCCAAGATAACGGAGTCTAAGTTATACTCTATACCGTGATAATATATTTTCTCTTTCAATGATTTTAGGTTTGTCTTCGTGTCGCCTTCGGGTATCAAAGTATGCGGGAACTGCGTTTTGTTAAAATCCGTAGTCTCTTTATCATCACGAACAAGCACCATTAATATTGGCGGTGCAGCCATATATTTATCTTCATATTTAAAGATTTTATTATCGTAAAGGTATATATTAACCTTTCTTTTTTCAATCTTATATTCTGTGCTATTTAATTCTTCATTTGTAAAATGATAAAAGAGATGATTGTCATATACATTATAATCAAACAACTTGTAATCGATGCCTAACAATTTATATAACTTGCCTATATAAAACTCTGGATTGAAACCACCCGAAACGGTTTTCGGATTGTAAGGGAACGCCTTGCTATCCTCTTTATTTAATAAACTCAAAACTTCGCCAAAGGTATTGTCGCTAAACTTCTCGTAATCCTCGCTTTCTCTACTCGCAACCTTTAAGTATTTATCATTTAACAATTGCTTAAACAACGTGAATAATTTCTTATTTTTATTCCACGTATGCGATACATTCAGTATTTTTCTTCTGCTACGTTGGCTATAAAACATCGCTACGAAGGCAGCCATAAACCAGCAAATCGGTCCCACTTGCTTTGGCGTTAGTATTCTCGAACAAGTGCCAGTTGCCTTTATTGTCATCTATCTATTCCTCTAATTATAACCTATAATATAATTTATTTTTTCAAGTTTTTTGACAAGATACACCTTCCAGTAGCAGGGTTTAACACTTTGCCATCAGGGCATTTCTTAGGGGATTTCTTGATATCTGCTTTGCCTTTGTCCTTAGCACTCGCTTTCGCCGCTTTCATAGCAACCCCCGCTTTCACAGCATTCTTTGACAAGATACACCTTCCAGTCGTAGGGTTTAGCACTTTGCCATCAGGGCATTTCTTAGGCGACAGCACTGTCTGCTTCGGTTGCGTCGGCTGCTTAACTACGATGGGCGTCGCCTTGGCGGCTTTCGCAGTCTTCACAGACTTCTTATATGTCGTATCATCCATATCAATAGAGGTCTCTCGCATAGGGTCTTTGCGGATATACACTAAGATACGCTTTCCTTTGCTAAAATTGAAACATAGGTTATGTCCCTTAATCCCTTTCACGCTTTTCATCACTTCTGGGATACATTTTTTAGGACTTAGACAGAAGTCGCCATGTTTCTTAATATTCCAATTATAAGGCATCAGTTCGCAAGGTATCTTTCGTGTCAATTCTTTATCTACCATCGACGGGTCCATACTCGTCCTCGTCCAGCCGTTATAGACGAACTTATTCTTTTTACAAGTTATCCCTGCTATTCCGTGTCCCTTGTTTAAAATCTCTTTGTTCCAGTTCGACAAGATAACAGAGTCTAAGTGATATTCGACACCGAGGTAATATATTTTATCATTCAAAGATGTTAGGTTTGTTTTTGCGTCCCCTTCGGGTATCAAAGTATGAGGAAAGGACGTATTGTATATATTCACAGTATCCTTTTTTTCGTGAGCGATTACTATTAATACCTGCGGTGCTACCATATTTTCTTCTACATATTTGAAGGTATAATTGGATTGAAGAGTTATCTTCATCATTTTATTAAATACCCTATATATCGGGGTTTTGAACTCGTCATTCAAGTATGAGTAATACAAATGCTTCCCAATCACACTATAATCAAACACCTTGTAATCGACGCCTAACAATTTATACAATTTACCAATATAATATTCCGAATGGAAACCACTCTTAACATCTTCTGGGTTATAAGGGAACGCATCGCTATTCTCTTTATATAATAATGTCAATACTTTGACGAACGTGTCGTCGCTAAACTTCTCGTAATCCTCGCTTTCTCTACTTGCAACCTTTAAGTATTTATCATCCAATATGTGCTTTAACAATGAGAACAGTTCTTTCTTAGTATTCCAATCCGATGAAGCATTCAATAATAATTTGCGACTACGTTGGCTATAAAACATCGCTACGAAGGCTGCCATAAACCAGCAAATCGAGCCTACCTGCTTCGGTGTTAGGATACGAGAACAGATGCTTGTTCCGTTTTTTGTCATTATTCGATTCTTCTAATTATATTTGAATAATAAAAAATATAATTAGAAGAATGACTTCTAAACAAAAACTCTTGAAAGATTACCTCGTATAACTCCAAGAGCGACGACTCGAACATCACCGAGAACTCCTCCTATTTTAAGTTTAGATGAAGATAGTCTTCGTATAATTTTTGAGATATATAGTGAAATGGTTGATAACGCAAAAATTACAGAAAATATATAAAAACCTTACCAAATAATATAGGTGATAGACAGATAATTATAGAAAAAACATACAAAAAATTTGAAGAATTATTAGATAGAGCGAATATTTTAATTAATTCAATTAATTCAATTAATTCAATTAAAAAATGATTAGACTACCATATAAATAAAAGAGAACACAATACACTATTAAAATGAAAATGATTACGTTCCTTACCTGCTTTGCGGTCTTCGGCATCTTCTCCATCACTCATTCAGTCGATGGACTTCGAGAAGTTCGCAAACCAACCCTGATGCGAAGCAATAGCACCCCAGATTTAAGAATACCGCTTTCAAGAATAATACCGCTTTACAACAATGAGACTTCTACGGATACCAATAAAGGTATCATATCGTGCGACGAATATAAACGCAACATCTATAATCGGTATAAGCGAAACACCTACCTTCGGTCGAAGGAGAAATATACTTTTGATAATAATTAATAATATAAATAATATAAGACTAATTACATATATACATATACATTGCGATTTTTTGAATGTATCAGACAAGCATTCGAAATAAAAAGAAAAGTAGCAATCTTAACAAGGTCGAAAACAATAATTATATGATTAACAAGGATTACGAAGAGTTCGGATATGTTATGAAGGTATTAGGGAATTGCCGTGTTCTCGTGTTATGCGATAACGGAACAGAGGCAATCGGGGTAATTCGTGGTTCGATGCGACGGTTCAATAAAAGAGTATTGATTGAAACGGGCGATATCGTAGCGGTATCGATGCGAGAGTTTCAAACGAATAAAGTAGATATCGTTCATAAATACAATGCGGAGCAATGTAAGAGCCTAATCGCAAACAAGGAGATTTCGGATACATTGATTAATGCCTATAACAAGGTATGTGCCACAATCGGCACTGCGAGTCATAATGCGAATGACGTGGATATACTCTTTGACGATACGCCTTCTTCGTGCCTTCACAAGGCAAAGGACACGGATTGTATTTTTGTGTTTGATAGCGACGCAGAAGAAGCGGACGAAGCGGACATTGATGACATATAGGTTTTTTTATTCTCTTTCTAAAATATAGAAGAAATGATATTTAATGATGAATATACTGGGTTTAGCATTGAGTTCAACAAAGACCACTCCTTATTACAACTAAGCGGTTCAGTCAAAAACATCGCAATGTTCAGCGAGATTATCATAATTGCTCCGAATCCCATTGATAGAATGAGTAATTATTCGGGTTCTGGGCTTCCTTTTCCGAATTACGAAATTGCGTTCGAAAATACACCCAACATTCATAAAATAGATGCTTCGGGCGTTTTTGACATATCCTTTAAATACCCGAATAGTTTCTATATGCCCGATGGCATCAACAAAATAAAGCCATCTGTCTATTTTATATTTACGGACAATAATAATAACTCCTTCCGTATTCAATACGAACTACACGATTTACTCGCATTACGAACTTTGGTGAATCGTGAATCCCGTAAAAACCCTGAGTTTTATGGAGCGAAAGACTACCTCCTCCCGATTGATACTGCCGAAAAGGTTATGTATGCCTATTCTCGCGCGAAGATAGAGAATGATATCGCATAGAATCTGGATGGAATCTGGATGGAATCTGGATGGAATCGTCTTATTTTTTTATTATTATCATAAAAATTGATTATGCAACTTGAATACGTAAGGCAAGAACCAATCTCAAAGCGAACCTCAAAGCGAACCTCAAAGCGAACCTCAGCGAACCTCAAAGCGAACCTCAAAGCGAACCGAATCAGACGCAATGGAACAAGTCAAGATTAACTTTACCCCCGACCGCATCAAGTATATCGTCTATGAGCGTATCGCAAAGTCCGTCTTTGATAACAACGGGATTATCTTTGGCGGATATGTCAGAGACAAGATTATCAGCGACCACTACAAGATGATTTACAACGAGGCGAATAGTTGTAATTCGCATCAAATCCACAAGTTTTGGAACTGCTTTAACCAGCCCGAGACCGCAGCACGGACACTTGTTGCGAAAGATATGGATATTTGTATGTATGGGAAGGAGGATGTCAATGTGTTTCTGGTAGCCCTTCAAAAGATATTTAGCGACGAGTTTGGAATCACAAACATTTCGTCCTCTGAATTCACGGAAATAAGCGAACTCTCTTACTTCGGCTTACCGATATCTATGTATAAGCGAATCAAATACGTCGCAACTGTTGGGAGAATCCCGTATGTATATTGTGGCACGGTGATTTCCTTTGACTTTGACATTCTAATCCCGACGAAAAGGTGGATGCAACCGCCCTTTAACAAGATCGATATGCTTTCGAATGTGTTTATTATGAGCAAACAAGGGATTATGATGTCGAAAAACACAGGGACGATGATTGACACGATGAGCCTTTTAAACAAGCAGAAGATGTCCGTAAAAATAATGAGCGATATTGTAGAGTTTAAGACGCAGTTTTGCTTATTTAGCATACAAAACTATCGTGATCGATTAGATAGCGGTGATTACGAATACAATCACAAGGCGTTTGAACGTATTCAGAAGATGTTGTTCAAGACGTTTCCTTGGCATATTACGAATCTCCCGTTTGAGATATGCGACTATGACAAGAAGACGACGGCAAAGACTGATATTACCGATACATCGGATACCGATACTACGACAAATACCGTCGAGACTGCTACCTGTTGTATCTGTATGGACGGCTTTAAAAAGAAGGATAGATGCGTGGAAATATATATTGACAATTCGACGCATACTAAAAAGGTGTGTTCTTGCGTCGCACACGACAAGTGTATATTCAAATATTTCGAGAAACAACTTGAATCCGCTAAACATTGCGAAGAACGTGTCTTTGACCCTTCGGATAGTTTCGAGTTCCGTTGTCCGATGCGAAACGTGGTTAATTTCCAGAAGTGTGCGAAAGCCACGAATAAAATGATACAGGGCATATTAAAAGGACTATAAGCCGAAGACAGCGAAGACAGCGAAGCGGCGAAGCGGCGAAGCGACAGATAGGTAATATGTGTTATATATTTTTTATTTTCATTTACCAATAGCCTTGTTGATAACGCTTCCGAACGTATAACTTACTAATGATATTAAGATGATGACAATCAAGTTGGAGGCATTTGACAAGTAGAAAACGTCGCAATGCTCGGTGATATGTAGATATACTTCGAATATTATGATTTTAACAAACATCCCAAGTATAATATCGAACCCGAAGATAAACCCGAGCAAAAAATTAACGGCAATATGCGATATAAGATATATCTTATTTTCTATTATGTTATTCTTGTTATTCGGATAAAAAAACATATCGATTGTGTGTATATTAAAGACGCATCGTACGAGCGTGAATGCCAAGGTTGTTGTAAATATCAATAATAAATATATGTAAAAAAACATTGAATCCATCCTTTAATTTCGTTTTTTCTATTTCCTAATAAGATAAGATAATTAAAAATAAGTATCTTCGCATATCTCTTAGAATACTACATAATTATCTTTTATGGCGACAGCAAATGACCGCAAATATCATAGACAAGTCCGAAGGATATTCGTTTTCTGGCAATCGTATTGCTTTCTCTATAATTTGTTAGAAATAGCGAGTTATATTTATCTCTACATATCGTCATATATGTATTAAACTTATCCACGAGTTCGCTCTGTTCTTCAATGGTTATTTTAGGTTCTATAACTAATATAGCGTAAGACCTCGCCGTAAGATTAGGTGTCCTGTCTATATATTTTTCTCTTGTTAAATCATCCACTACGGATACGCCTATCTTGCTATGTATGTTGTCATCTATACATTTGACTAATATGTTTGTAAAGTCCTCAGTATTTTTTGTTAGTTTTGTTGCCCTATCTATCTTATATTTGGTATTTTTTCGAAGATTATATATTTCCCCTCCAATCGTATAGTTATTCTCAGGACACAAGGTGAAATGTATAATTTTATTCTCAGGATATATATGGCATTCGCTAACGCTGCTAACGCTGCTATCGTCGTCCCCAGTTTGCTTCGCTCTAAATTGAAAACTACATATTGAATAACTTGTGTCTTTGAATACTTGCTCTTCGAATATATTACAAACGGTGATAGTATATTTCTCTATAAACTTCTCACGTATCTCTATATCGCCTTTGCGTATCGAACAAAGAAAATTGAGAGGTAAAATAAGAATGCCTCCGACGCATTGCGAACCGATTAAGATTTGTAAAAAGCACTTGTATAAATCATTTGTATTGTATTTATCGAATATGCCTTTATCACTCGACTTATTCCGTGCCAAGTAAGGAGGGTTCGTAATTACAAAAGCGTCGTCAAAGTTAGGCGGACAAAGCAAGGTATCCAGTTTAACAATAAAGTCCTTCTTAGGCTCTATATCATAACACTCGATATTGTATTTATCTTTCTCGATAAAGTTCAGTAAATCGCCATTACCCGCAAACGGTTCAAGGATACGATGGATACCCTCGGGTATCCGCATATTCTGTAAAATATACGCATAGTTCGTCGTATAAAATTGCCCTAACACCCGTTTATTCATATTATAAGTGTATGTGTGCTTAGCAACTCTATCTATTTTCTAAATCAGTTTTTATATTCTCTAAATCCTTTTATATATGCCTAACTTTCTAAAAATAAATAATATACTTATATATTACCAAGACTCCCCCCTGCGGATACTCGAAGCGACGTTTCGAACATCTCAGGAATTGTTAGAGAACTTCGAAAGGTTATAGAAGGTTCTTAACTATTATCTAAAAACTTTTAAACTTTATAAAAAAGAAACAGAAATCTAACATCTCAAAGTATTTACTTATTACATATGCTTATTACCATAGTGATAGCAAGACTCCCCCTGCGGATACTCGAAGCGACGTTTCGAACATCTCAGGAATTGTTAGAGAACTTCGAAAGGTTATAGAAGGTTCTTAACTATTATCTAAAAACTTTTAAACTTTATAAAAAAGAAACAGAAATCTAACATCTCAAAGTATTTACTTATTACATATGCTTATTACCATAGTGATAGCAAGACTCCCCCCTGCGGATACTCGAAGCGACGTTTCGCATTCCCGAGTATTACTTAGCATATAGATATTAAATATATACTATAACTAAAAATGGTTAATGAAAAAAATGATTTATGTATTTCCAAAGACGTAGAACCAACGATGACAAGGGATAATTTAGGGCAATATTTTACAACTCATAATGAACTCAAAGAAAAGGTATTTGGGTTTATCTTAAATAACCCATCTAATATTTTAGAACCATCTATGGGACAAGGAGATTTAATCACATATATAACCGATAAAATACCAAATATAATAGCGATGGGCTAATTACTTTTTGCGAAGAAGAACGCGACAACCGTTTTATGTTTCAAGATTATTTTGATATTTATGTTGGTCTTGTTAGTGGTAAAGAAGATGTTTATAAACACGAAGAAATTGGTAATATGAAACTCGTAAATGGCGAGGACAAAGTCGATACATATATTTACATCGAAACATTCCCTTGCGATGATGAGAAAATTAATAAACATTTATTACACCATAAAAAGGAGTTGTCAGAACGAAGGATTCGAAAGTTTAACGAGAACAATTGGTTTGAATGGGGATGTCCGAGAAATATAACGTCAATACGTGCCAATCTCGGCAAAGAGTGTATTTACATTCATAATATAACACGAAAGCCAAACGTGGCATTCATAGGCACTGTAAATTACTTTGGAGGCGGCTTAATAATGCTTATGCCAAAAAAAGAATGTTCTATAAAGAACATAGTTTCCTATATAAACAGCGATTCATTCAAACATAACTTTATGTTTTCTGGAAGATTCAAGATAGGACATCGGCAAATCAGCAATTCTTATATACCGAGCGAATACCTATAACTCTAATGTCCGTATATTTGACATAAAGGTTTCTTTCCAACTTGGTCTCGGTTTTTGTAAGCAATCAATGAATAGTCTGTAAATATTTTTGAATTTTATACATAATCAATGGCAACCTGTGTAGCCTAAACCTACACCCCCTATACCATTTTTGAATCCTTATTATTTGTAAATACATTTTTGAATTATTTCATATTATAATTTATCAGTTTTTATTATTTAAGGAATATAATGCGTCTTACATTCGGCACTTGGTATCTGCTTTGTATATAAGGAGAGGATTTGTTTATTGATATTCTTATTGGAATAATAAAAGAGTATGTGCTTTGCCAATATGTTTTTTACGAATACATATTTATAATAATCTTTTATTTGGCTTGACGAAATCGATAGCGTCTTTTCGTAGAATTCTTTGTTCGTCAGGATATCCTTGTGATACAAGACTTGTCTCTTGAAATCGTCGGCATCCGATGACAAATTATGAAACTTCTTGTTTTCATATAGATATTTAAAGTGCCTTTTCGCATTCTCGATGCGTTCATCTTCAATCTCGTAATCGTTCAGGATGCGTAGGAAGTTCTCGATAAACAATATCGTATATTTGCTATGACATCTCGACGTTATATTATAATAAGACAGTTCGGGGTTATGATAATCGACTTGGATGTATAGCCCAATATTGTAAATGATACCGAGTTTTTTTCGAAGTATCTTGTAAAATATACCTGAGTCAAAATGAAATAATATTCGTTGTAGATAATATAATATAATATACTCATCGGACAAATATTCAATCCGTTTCGCCAAGTGTATCACAAACGAGTTGTTCTTATCGACGTTGATATTCCTTATATTCACTATTTTTAAACTGTGATTACTATGCTGTATGACAGGATACGCCGACGTAGTCTTTTTATATCGAAGAACGCCGAAATACTTTTGGACGTTCGCTGCCGTTTCATTCACCTTGTGCGAAGGACACGAAATCGAGAGGACGAGGTTGTCCGTATTCAAATGCTTTTTCATATACGCCGAAATCTTCTTGTCGTCAAATGTAGCGATATCTTTCATCTGCTGATGATAGTTTGCCATATACGAATATTTCGGATATAGATATTTAAACATATTATAACTGAACCGATAATTACTATTAGATATATACCCTAAATATTCTTGTATCACGATGCTCTTCTCTTTTATCTTCACGTCATCATCGACGTAAAAATCGTTTATGGTGTTGGAAAGGATATCCATATAAAACGCCAAGTCGTCATACAAGCCCTTTATGTAAATACTCATTTCATAATCCGATACATAGGCATTGAACTCGCCTCCCCGCTTATAGATTTCATCGCTCACAAACACCGAACTCTTGTATTTTTGCGATGTTAGGCATCCCAATAAATGTTCGCAATAATGCGTTAGCCCCGCTTCGTGTCTCTTTTCCTTATATCGCCCGAATAAATAATTCACAGAGATATAGGTTAGTTGCGTATGTAATGGAACGATGATAACACGAATGCCATTCTTCAACTTGAATTGTCGCATTAATCTATTATATATCAAGATATTACATATCAATCGTCTTGGATAACAGAGTATAATTAAAAAAGATATTTAGAAATAGATAGATGTATTCTGTGAATTGTAAGGTATAATGGTTTAACATCGCACACGTTAAGTATATCTCGATACTTTTTGGAATGATGGCGACCGCTGCGACGGCGGTCGTTGCTGTCGATGCGTAGTTATTACAAATATACAACGCAAATAAGAGAGGGACGATAACAGATGTATAGATTACTGGGTTCTCTGTGCTATATGAAAAATACATATAAAAATAATTAAGCATATAAAGGAACTTAAATACATAATAGTCTCTCTTGAATATCGGATTACTCATTCCGTCCGCCACAGTATCACGTCGCTTATATTCGTGTTTCTCAGTGTCTATCCATCTGAGATAATGGATGAACGAACTGCCAAATAAGAAGACGTTCGAATGCGTCTTCGATGCGACATAGAGCAACAAAGAGATATATTGAATATTGTTATTACCGATATAAAACTCGATGTCGTGATATACCTGCGTAGAGAGTATCATCAGTTTCGCTATGTAGGTCGTGCTTTTACGTTGCGATTTGTCTTCGCTGTCTCTAAATAATTTATTATATAAGATTGAGAGTTTGCTTAGCACATATCCGAAAATACAAGCCCAATACGGATACACGCAATAGTGTATTTTGAGAACTACTCGATATTTCGGATGCTTCGTGGATTCCGTAGGCTTCGCTGCGTCGTTCCAGATGATAGGAGATATATAATGACATTCTCTATGAAAATCGAAGCCCACGACATCGCCCGTTTTTATTATATAGGATTGAGAGGTTAAATTGAAGATTGTCATAATATCCTTATTTTCGTCAAGTCCCACGATAACCCGATAGCATGATGCGAAGGGTATCGAGAAGAATGGTCCGTCGATATGTCTCCGTCCAAAGACTTTATAAAATATATTGTCGGATGCGTTCTTGGACGGAGGCGATACATATACCTCGTTCATATCGTGAAGTAGGTCGATATAATAACCCTTGCCAACGGATTTACGAAACATATCTATTATCTTTTTATCTTTTGCGATATTGTAAAACAAATCTTTGATGTCTGCGGGTAAATCTTTGAACCACCAGTGGGTCGAAGTAGAAACCGAAGGATATTGATGTATTACCCACTCACGAATGCTATGAAGTTGCGATAGCGGCGTAAGCGGCGAATGCGACGGGACGTCTTTTATAAACTTACAATGTAGAACCCTCGACTTCTGAAACCTCCAAGGCAAATATAACATTTTGTGATTTATATAATAGGGTTTTTTTATTTTCTATAATATAGAAGGTATAGATATGGGTGTTAAATTATGTAGATAACTACAATGACACAAATTTAGATACGTTGAAGGATTATTTAATAATGGCAGCGAGGAACAATAATTTAGATTGGACTCAAACCTTGCAATCTATAAGAAACGCAAATAACTTAGCGGAATTAAAAACAATAGGGATTAATCTTGCTGACCTTATTATTCAAAAGGGTGGCGGTCGTCATCGTGAAATGAATGTGAAAGACATCAAGGAACTCTGTAAAGCCAATCAAATCAAACTTTCAATGGCAAACGGGTCGCCTATAAGAAGAAGGAACTGATGACAAAGTTAAAGAGAATGAAGTTGTTGTAATTTCATTATATTTCATTTTTTCTATATAAGAACTCTTTAATTCTTATAAAAATTGATATTCGATACCCTATATATATAATACAATACCAAACTTTGAAATGACAGATATGGCAGCAACGACATCGAGTTTTACTCGCACTGAGAACGGAGCCGTCGCACTGGATACGAGTGGAAATCACATTGTCGATTACTTTATGATGTACACACGGACGCTTACAAAGGAACAGAACCATCAGTTTCTCGAAAAATGCTGGGCGATTAACCCACCGAAGACAGTCGCCGTGATTTTCAACGGACGTGATAGATTGAAGGGTAAGAAAGAGAAGACGGTATCGAACCAAGCGATGCTATGGCTACGCAACAACAAGCCCTATACCTATATGAATAATATTTTAACCTATGTCAATAAATATGGACGCTGGAAGGATTTGCTGTATATTTGCTATGATAATAACGGTGTTGGGATAATACATAAAAATTATGAATTAACGTTGTTCGCCAATAAATTACGAGAAGACCTTATGGACTTGAAGATACAAGAATTGCGTGATGAAGAAGCAGCGTCCCCTACGTCCGCAGCGGACAAACCGAATAAAATGAATAGCGTATCTCTGTGTGCGAAGTGGTCTCCAAGTGAGAATGATAGGAATGATAGGCGTAAGCAATTTGCGAAGAAGATTGCGACTATACTGTATGGCAAAGAAGACACGAAGAAGATGGAAAAGTATAGGAAGGAATACCTTGTTCCGCTTAGGAACAAAATTAATATTGTAGAGACGTTGATGTGTAATAACGAATGGGATAAGATTAATTACGAGGGCGTCCCCGGGGTCGCTTCGAGAAGGCTACATAACGCCTTTAATAACCACGATAGCGAGAGATACTGCGAATACTTGGCAAAGGTAAGAAGCGGGGATGCGAAGATTAACGTTACAGGCATCCTTCCTCACGAATTGACAGGTTATTATATTAATCTTCGGAATACACAAGACGAATACGAGGAGAATGAAACGATTGAGTTGCAGTGGAAGACGATTGTCGATAATGTGAAGAATAGCGGTTGCGACGTTCTCGGGAACTCTCTGGCAATCATCGATTTATCGGGGTCTATGTTCTCTGCGAGTAATGGCAGTATCCCCGCACAAGTCGCAATCGCCCTTGGCATCATCACCTCGCAATGTTGTAAAGGAATGTTTAAAAACAAGTTTATTACATTTAGCGAGAACCCCGAGATGGTGTCTCTTATTCCCGATGCGGAATACGCAGAATATACCGAGAAAGGCATTGAGCCATCGCTCTATACCTGCTTTAAATCCCTCGTCGATGTTGAGTTTGGCTTTAATACCGATTTCGTTAAATGTTGTAAGATGATTATTGAATATGGCAAGGAACACAATATTTGCGACGAGGATATGCCTAAAAAACTATTCATCTACACGGATATGCAGTTTGATGAGGCTACGTCAGACAACAATGAAAATAACGGCATTGAAGTCTTGTATAAAACGATTGTGAAGATGTTTAAGGCATCCGATTATACGCCTCCAAAGTTTATCTTCTGGAATCTTAATTCAAGCCACAAGGAGTCGTTTCCTGTGAATTGTAAAACAGAAGGCACTGCGATGATCTCAGGGTTCTCAGAGCAACTCTTGAAGATATTTATGACCTATGACGAGTTTAAACCCGAACTAATTGTAGAGGAGATACTCGCTCCTTACCTCCCTGAAATCTTCATTGACGACAGCGAGATTAGCGAATGAACGTTATTGTATATCAATGCGTGTCTGTGTATATATTTATTTTTTATATTAATAATAAAAAGAATTAATTTTTTGGTCGCCGCTTAACGCCTTTTCTTGCCCTTCACCAGTTTAGATGCGGTAGTCTTGACGAATGAGCCGATATCCTTGGTGGAGTTTAGGATACGTCCGGGGCTATTGCGAAGGGATTTCACGGGGTTCTTGATGACTTCCTCAACCTCGCTTTCGAATACCTGTATCTTCACTAATAGGTTGGTAAGGGTGCTTATCAGTATCGGGATGATGATGATAGTGAATAGTAATATCATAAATAAGAAGAGGGATATCATCGTTCCGATGGCGATAATATCACGACGTAAGTCCTCGGAACACTTGCACTTCTCGTTCATTAAATAACGCACATAATCAAATGCGTAATAGATATATACGACGAAGGTTAGGAAGAATATGAATGTTCCGAATGCGAGTAATTGGACGATTCCGAAACCCATACTCTTCGCTATGGATTTAATCGGTATAAACGCAGTAATCACGAAGTATAACAAGGCGATGATAGTGAAGTTCTTTATGAACTCCTTGTTGCTATGATCGGAACAAGCACAACCGACGTTTTCGAGTTTATATATATAACTCCAAATGATTAGAAGAAGTAATACAAAGATGATTTGTATGAACCCACTGCTATAAAAAGATAAAGTGTTGTCTGTCTCTTTCATTATTCTATTCTATATACTTATACTATAATAATAGAAATTATTTATTTATTTTCGATAATATTATAGATTAGGAACTTCGTCGAACTATCGAAACTCTTAATATCGAGGGCTTTTATTTTTTCTACGATAGATGTATCGGTAGGCGAAGACTTTAATATTTTCAAGATTTGTTCTAAAAATATATCGATGATATACTTGTGTATATTCGGGTTGCCTAAGCATTCCTCCGTAAGATAATCATAAATATCATTCAGTAGCCGTTGAATCTCTCGGGGCTTGTATTTAATCCAAATGACATTCGTATTATGAACGCCTTTCTTCCATTTCACATAATCACAGTATAACTCATACTCGTTATTAAGCAATAATAGGTTATTGTCAAAGATATATTTCGGCGGTATCCACTCCTTCTGTTGGGTATAATTGTTCCACAATGTATCCAACGTAGTATTTAAAAAGGTGCTATCGAAATAGTCGAGTAGTCGGATATACAGGTTGTCGCTACCGTTGCTACTGCCGTCCGTTATCTTAATGTAAGACCAAATAATTAAAAAAACCTCTTCTGTATTGTTCGTGTCAATAATCGCCTTTATCTTTTCATAGATGACATCTTTGTTTTTTGAAGTTAATTTATTTAAATGTCCTATCAATTCCCGTTTCGTGCATGAGTTATCCGAAAAGTCAGGAATAATAATATGAAACCGCCCTTTATTACTTGCGGTCTGATACGAATTGTTCGGGGTGTAGTGCTGTTGCGAATGCTGTTGCGAATGCTGTTGCGAATGCTGTTGCGAATGCTGATGCGACGGATGCGAATGCTTCTCTCGCTTGTTGTTGTATAGTTTTTTCTCCCATATCATCTTGGGGTCATAGAAGGAATCAAAGCAACTACACAATTTTTTTAGAGTTTCGGCTTTTTGTAGTATATTTTCAGGGACATCTACGTGATTATAGCGATTTTGAAAAACAGATAAATGAATTTTAATTACCTTGTCGTCCATTATACTATTTATATCATAGTAGTTTAAATAATCTTATATAAAAATTATTTACATAGGTATATTATCTATCCTATGGATTTCGTGGATAAGTTGAACGCATTGTATAATACTCATCTAATCTATCGGACAATTGTCGTGTGTGATGGCGATATTTGCGAATACAAGCGACTATTAGAGAAAAATGATTTTAGCGTCTATGTAGCCGATGCGGATGCGGATACCTACGTTAATTACGATACATTAGATTGTCGGGTAATCTTAATCGACCGCAAACGAATCGAGGCTTTTTTAAAGAATACGATGACGATAAATACTTTTTACACATTTATAACTTTCACGAATGATAACGATAGTGTCAAGGAAGCCCTTATGAAACTAAAACAATATACTGATATTATTAAATGATACTGACTTATATTAATTTTTATATATCATTATGTTAGAATTGAATAGATTTTTTTGAATGCGTCGCAAAACTTCAAGTAGCGGAACTCTCTACTCGATTATTATAATCTCCACTGTATTTTTACTTGCGGTTATACTAACGAACAAGGACAGGATAAGCGAAGGGTTTTTCGGCGGTGGCGATGCGAAACGAATCGGTTTCGAATATTACTATATGGATACGTGCGGACATTGCGTAGAGTTTAACAAGTCTGGCGTTTGGGATAAATTAAATAAAGAGACCTTCGACAAGGTATCGCTTAAAAAATACAATCGCAGCGAACATCTCGAACGTGTTAAAAGTTTAGGGATTACAAGTTTCCCGACGTTCGTCGCTGTCGATAACTCTACAAGTCCTCCGACAATTCTCGCATCTTTCGAGGAGGCAAGGACATACGAGAAACTATTGGCGTTTATAAAGAAATACGAAGATTAAAAAATAAACATAAACATAAACATAAACATAAACATATAAGATAATATTGAAGATATTAAAGTATCAATATAATATAGTAATTATGGGCGGTGGAATTACACAGTTAGTTTTAAAAGGACAGATGGATTCGTATATCAATTTAAATCCTTGTATCAATTACTATAAATATGTCTATAATAAGCACGTCAATTTCTCGATGGAAAACAAGAATATCATTCCTGATATAAACTCGTCGATCAACCTCGCTTTCACTACGGAGAACAAGATGATAACATTCACCATCAAGCGATACGGCGATTTAGTAAGCAATATGTATTTGTCGTTTAATCTACCCGACATCTATTCGTCGGACGTTCATCGGTTTCGATGGATAAACAATGTAGGACACAACTTCATTAAAACGGCGACGATAAGGGTAGAAGGGAGCGTTATCGACGAAATCTACGGCGAATGGATGAATATCTGGAATGAACTGACGAACAAGGACGGCGTCGAGTATAACAAGTTGATTGGGAATATTCCTGAATACACAAGCCCCAATAATAACAACACGAGGTATGTGATTAAGAACAACGTCTTATATAATAAAATATATCCGACGACGGATAAAATAGCGAATGCTGGAAACCCGTCGATAAAAGGGCGGATACTACAAGTGCCTTTGAACTTTTGGTTTTCTCGAAATCCGTCGTTGGCGTTGCCATTATATAAAATACAAAATCAAGAAATCAAGGTGGATATTCATATTAACGATATTGAGATGCTCTATCAGGTATGGTGCGATTCGCTAAAAATGTATGTATCGCCAAGGTTTTTCAATAGTATCTACACGGATACGGTCAAAATCAATACGTTTATAGGTAGCGAAAGTTATATTCAGTGTTTTCTGGATGTGAATTATATCTTTCTCGACAGTGCGTATCGGATGAGTTCATTACAAAACGAGGGAATCGTAAAATACGTCGTCGATTACGTGAAGCGACAAGCATATCCTGCGTTAAACATCACAAGTTATGGGGACAACTATACTTTAACGAGTTCCTACAATCATATTAAAGAGATTGTGTGGGTATTGCGTCGTAGCGATATACCCGAGAAGTTCAATATACACGACAACTATACTGCTTCGCATACCTATAACGAAACGATGGGATTGTTAGACGACGCACAAATAAAATGGGCGGATACCATCATTCGTGAAGACCAGAAGGCATATTATTATAATAACATTCAGCCGTATCAGTATCATACGAACGTCCCTCGCACAGGAATATATAGTTATTCGTTCTCGCTCTTCCCTGAAAAAATAGTGAGTGCGGGTTCTTTTAATAACCAGATGATAACAACATCCTTATATTTAAATATCAATAATCGAGGGAACAACGACAGTCGCAAGGATATAACCAAGAAGAACGAGTTCAAGTATCTGTTCGACTTGATGCGATTGAAGTCCATCCCGTATATAAACGAGAACGATGTTAAATTGGATGTCATCGTATATACGAGGGTCATTAACGTATTCTCGGTGATTAATGGAACGTGCAATTTCATCTGGTCGAGATAGCGAAGCGACATACAATTTCATATTATTTTTATATCCTTCTTTTAATAAAACGGGGTATTGAAGCGTCAGAGGATGGATTTATTAGTATTAATCTTAATCTTATTATCAGGATACATTATCAAATATTTAATCGACACGATAAACACTCTGAATAACGAAATCAGAGAGATAAAAATGAAATGTATATCTGCTAAAAGCGGCGTTTCGTTTGATACTCCGCCAACGAATGTCTCGAATGTCTCGATGGATGCGAATGCTGCGTTGATAAAAAATATAACCTATTTCAAGGATTATTTTGATTCACAATGATATAAATAATAAACGCATATATACATAATAAGACATCGTCGTTTCGTCGCATCGCCAATTAATGCCTCGAAAAGCAAAAAACGCCGACGATACTGTAAGCGATTTAAAGAAGAAGAAAAACCTAATGAATACAATCATCAAGGACATTTCGGTGGTTGATAATGACGACATTGTTTTACAGTTGCCTTTGTCGTCCGCACAAATAAACAAACTGAATATCACGGATAACAATACGATTACTGAGTTTCCCGAACCGTATGAGCCGAATTGTTTTTACATAAACGAAAACAACACGTATAGCACGATTCAGGACAACATCATCTTTGATAATAGTAATAGCGAGTATTCGTTGAAAGTTTCGCATACCGACGAAATACTAAATTCGAATAATAATTGCTACTGGTGTTGTCATCCAATCGACAATCGGACGTTCGGGATGCCTTATAAATATAATATTAAAACCGATACCTACGTATTATTTGGGAACTTTTGCTCTCTCGAATGTGCGAATGCCTACAACTTCTCTTCGCATTGCGGGAGCGATAAGGTGTGGGAAATCAACAGTCTGATACAGATGCTAAGCAAACACTACGGATTTACGCATCCGATTCGCCCAGCCCCTTCTCGGTTTTTACTAAAAATATTCAACGGACCGATGTCTATCGAAGAGTTCCGCACAGGACATTATACGAATGATAAGACGTATATTCTAAATCTTCCTCCGATGATTTCTACGAATTTCAGTTATGAAGTTGTGAATACCTCGTATTTAAAGAACATCACCGACAATATGCACATTAAACTTGACAATCAGAATCAAATCAAAAAGAATACGAAGAACGGGAATACGAACACGATTGATAATAAATTGAGTTTAATTGTTTCGAAATAAAAAATTGATATAAGGACTTCTTTTCTTATATATATGCACCTAATGACAGACGTAGCGAACGAAGTTTTCTTTTCTCCGTATAGAATCTCGACAATCACTTGCAACGCAAACGTTGGCAATAACATCAATATAAATCTTGGAATATTGTTTGACAATATTAAAGTGATTGAGAATGTTGCCGAAGGATGCGACAAGGGGGTTGTATGGGTTCAGTTTATGAAAAATGGGACGGATGCGTCGAAAGGCGTATATCCTAAGAAACGTAGGAAGAGCAAGAAGAACACGATGAAGAAGAATCGGTTTGACAATCAGGTTACGGTGATTTATAAGTTTCACGACAAGTATATCCCGAATGTCAAGATATTCAAGAATGGGAATATACAATTGACGGGTATCAAAGATGTCAAGGATACGGAACACATTGTGAATCATATTATCGGCGACATTACCGAAATCTATAATACGATTGACAAGAACATTATTGTGAATGCGAGTATCGACCCTGAGTATAAATTGGATTTGAAATATCAGAACTTTAAAATCCGTATGATAAACACGGACTTTAAGGTGTATTGTGACCCCGAACTTAAAAAAGGGTTTGAGATTCGCCGAAAGGAAATACACAAGTTGTTTATCAACGACGAATACAATAACAAGTGTAGTTTTCAGCCCGGAATATATCAAGGTGTCAAGTTGGAATACTTTTGGAATATTCACAATAAAAATAAAAATGGTATCTGCTCGTGTCCCAAGTATTGCTATGGAAAAGGTATGGGACAGAACCTCGGCGAATGTAAGAAGGTTACAGGGGCTTTATTTGAAAGCGGGAGCGTATTAATCACAGGCGGTATTACATTCGAGCAAGTCGATGAGACATATAAGTATATTTGCGACTTTTTAGTAAAACACAAGGATACGATAAAGAAGCCTTCACCGAATACGTCGATATATCCGATATCTCAGGTATGACAAGAGAAGTGATAGACGTTATCGCTGCCGTTGCTATCATGTATAGTATATATTTTATATTCTCGACTATCGATAGAGTTATTTCCGGGGCGATTATAAGACGGTATATGATGACTTGCGTAAAAATGGGAACTATACGCAACCGCATCAGGTTCAGTGCGTGGTATCGCATAGTTATTTCCCCACGGTTTCTTGTCAAATAAAACGTCGCCAGTATATAACCCAGCGTTTTTCAATGGTTCGGGTGCTTGGACGTTGGGTGTGTAATCTAACACAGCATACATCAATTCACTTTTCATTTTTTTGTATATTCTATTACAATAGAAGGAATTAAAATTTACATAAAGAATATATCATAAAGATAATAAAAGAAGTTTATGACGAAGAAGAAACAGCAAGGAAGCGACGACGCACAAGACTTTCTAAGCGATGGCTTGGATAATAAGGCGATTACAGACATCGTTCAAGATATTATGAAAATCATTCACGATAATCAGTGTATGGCGACTCCGCTATCCCACGCATCGGTAGTTCATAATATGACCCAAGAGGACAAGTTTAAGTTTTTCATCGAGAGATACCCTATGCTTTTTGATATGGTTACGAAAGAGACTGGATTTGATTATTCGTTTTTTGAGTATTTCTTATCTAAGCGTGAGACTATCATAACGAAAAAGGAGACGAGCGAAGAAGTTCATAAACAGGTCGGGCAAGAGATGTTCGATTTATATTACAAAAAGAAGTGATTTATTAAGATTATTTTATTTATTTTCGTTTTATCATTCAAAAATTATAAAAATTGATATAAGAGATTAAAGAATATGTAATTACACACGATGAATTCCGTTTGTTCTCCGATTACATTTCCAACCGCCGCCGCTCCCGTCGCTGTTACCGTCCCGTTCGTTCCGACGCTATACAATCTTATCGACGAAACATTTAAACTCTACGAAGCGAACAACGCAGTTACGACCGCTACGACCGCTACGACCGCTACGACCGCTACGACCAGTTATGCGAATTGCCTGATTTCCCTGTTAAAGAAGTATCACTTGTGGCCGATGATGAAAGTGAAGAAGTTCAAGGGATGTAGCGATATCGTTCTGCTACACAATACCTATATTCGGAATAACGTTGATAATTTTAAAGAACTATACGAGCAATGCCGTAGCGTCGTATTGGATTTTAGCCTCGAACGCAATAACAATGTCGTCGTAACCTACGCAAACTCTATCCCTGAGCGGATTGATTATAATACTTTCATCGATGCGTCGTATTCTGCGGAAGACAAGGTATATGAGGCGTATGACGGTACAATCATTACCGTATATCATTACAAGGACGAGTGGCACTTCGGGACTTCGAGTTGTCCTGATGCGAATAGTTCGAGGTTCTCGCATCCCACGAAAACGCACGGCAATATGCTGGACGAAATCTTATTTAAATACTTTGCCAAATCTATTACGGCAGAAGACTCTGCTTTAACCGCAGAAGAGTTTTCTGCGAAACTCAGGAGTTTATTCGTCCAACACTTGGACGCTGAGATGGCGTATGAGTTTATTATCGTCCATCACGAAAATAAGCATATTATCGATTATACGGGGGTTATCGGAGAGAATTATATGGAACTGTTTCACGTGAATACGAAGCATCGTAAATCGCTGATTGAAAGTGAGATTATCGCTTCGATTATCCCGTCGCTGATGGAAGTCGGTGTGAAATACCCGTTGGCGTTCCATACGATTCAAGAGGCATACGGACATATTCAAACGAATCCGTATAGTTATGGTTTAATCGTTAAAAAGATTATATCGGACAGGGTGAAACTCTATAAAATATCGACGGATGCGATTAATTACCGTGAAGAGACTGACCCGTGCCATCCGAATGCGTGGATGAATATCCTCTCTGTATATATGAAAAACAAGACGAACTATACAATCAAGGATTATATCGCCAATTACAATCCGAATATCAATTTACCGCTGGATAATAACGGGCAAAGGATAGACCCAACGTATCTCGTCCATACGATTATTTCGACGATTAAGGATAGCCTTTACACATATTATAAGGCGACGACGACGTATTATCCGCACTATAACCGCTATAAAATGAATCGGGATATGGATAAGCAGTTTCCGCCGATTATTCAGTATCATCTCGCACAACTGCGTAATCTCCAAATCAATACCTACAAGTCGAAGATGATTACACAACCCAACGTATATCATTATATCTGCCAGTGTAATGATATCAATAACATTAAGACGCTGATTCAATTCTTCGCATCCAACCCGATTAACGAAATGCCCCCGAGAACGTCGATGTGTTTCGCAATTATGACAAGCCTCATCTCATAAACCCATAAACTCTCTATACATCAATAAACATTTTCTATATTTTATATTCTATATTTTTTATAATTTTATAAAATTAAAATCCCGCGTATATATAGAAAGAATATATATATGAGTACCACCCTCTCGCAAGAAGATTTTCAAGATTATATGGATGGCGGACTTCGTCGTCACCGTGCTGTTCGCTCCGCTACCAAGCGTCCCGTAGCCCACAAGGCTAAGCCCAAGGCTGTCGCTAAGCGTCCCGTCGCTGCTAAGCGTCCCTCCTCCAAGATGGCTAAACTTTTCGGTGGATTCTTCGAGAGTTTAGAAGATTTCGCAAATGAAACTGCCGTCAAGGAGAAGAAGGCAGCCAAAGTAGAAACGTATGCCGATGATAAAAATCCGATGGCACCACTTGCTGTCAAGGGTGGTAAGCCCAAGGCGAAGAAGCCCAAGGCTAAGGCGAAGAAGCCCAGGGCTTATCCCGGACTTTATATGGGTGGTTTCGAGGAGGAGCAATATCAAGACCAAGAGGAACAAGAGCAATCCGAAGAGTTTATGAATATCAATGAAGCCTTAACTCAGGCGAAGCAACTGATATCTGGTGGCTACTATCGCCCCCGTGCCGCCGTTCGTCGTGCCGCCCCCGCTCGTCCCCGTCGTGCGTCAAGCCCTCGCCGTGCCGCTCCCGCTGTTCGCCGTGCAGCCCCTGCTCGTCGCCGTGTCGTCCGCCGTTCAGTGTAATTAATGTAATTAATTACATTACCTTGTTTTTTTAATATATTAAAAAATGATATATAAGATA